ACTCTCTCTACACCGTTACGCCTCAGTTCCACCGTTTCAACATGGTCAATCTGTCGATATTTGCCGCTTCAATCGGCATCCGATACACAACACCCACCAAGGGCGAGGTCAGTTTACCGTTCATCCATCTCGATGAAGCTACGTTCCTCAAACGCAGATTCGAGACTCGATGTGGCCAAATGACCATGCCCCTGAAGTTGTCCTCGATCATGGAATCAGTCATGTTCGAAGACAAAAACGCTACCGACGAGGATCGTCGCAATACCTTCCTTAACGCTATCTACGAGGCCAAGTATCACGGTCCTGAAATCCACGAAAAGTTGCGACTTGCCTTGTCCCGCTCTGCAGCGGTTAGAGGCTTTCATGTCCAACTGGATTCTTGGGAGACCGCGTTTCAGCGTTTCCTAGACGAGTGTCGTCGCTAGTCCAGCAATGGGTCGGGAGGCCCCAATCTAAAGCCACCAGGTGGTGCGTCCTGAAGTACGTACCTAGTGCCGGTTACACCGGAATTCTGGCGCGCCTTGAAAAGCGCGGCCACGTTTGCCTTGTAAAGGTGACGTGTCTATGTTAGGCCAGGACATCTCGACTGCCTCGCGTCCAACCCGGCGCAACAGCTACAGTCTTCAGGGTTGCTTCACAACAAACCTCTAGTCTCATCGAGGCCCCTCAGTCCCTCACAGACGACGTTGTTCCCAACACCGTCACCACCGTCAACGCCACCCTTGACGACGTTGGTACACGAATTTCCACACTCGTGGCCCAGCCCACTATCGTTGACGTCAACCCACTACCAGACTCAACACCAGTTCAGCTCTTGGAGCGATTGTTCGAGCTTGGATCTTTCACATGGTCCACTACGTCGACGATCACACCTGCGCCGTTCCAGTCGTTCTATCCGTTCTCACTGCTATACGCGCAGCCCATCATCGGCGAGATCCTGTCATACTACACGTACATCAAGTGTGATATGGAACTTCAGTTCCGCATGCAGACAACCCAGTTCTATCAGGGCTCTCTCATGTTCACGGCGGTTCCGTTTGACTTCACGTTCAACAATCCGCTCAACAGCTCAGTGTACGCTCGCTCTTGGCAGCGTCCAATCGTGCTATCAGCGCAATGCGAAGATTCAGTGGTGATCAAGCTTCCTTGGCTTCGGCCGACTCGCTTTGAAAACCCTGTTGACCTCGATGACCCTTTAGGCTCCTTCCAGCCTTGGTCTGTCATGGTTGACATTCTCACCCCCCTTCGTGTTGCATCTTCTGGTGCACCTGATTCGGTATCGGTTCAGATCACGGGGCGTTTTATCAACCCCCATCTCATCTGGCCGGTGCCGCCACCTGCGAGTCTCAAAAAGCTCGCTCCCGTCAAACAGTCCGGCAAAACGGCCGAGAGGATTGCTCCCGCTCGTGGTACAGCTCAGAAAGTCCACGTCCCAAAGAGCGCTTCTCATCCGGTCGATGAAGCCAAATCTGTTATAGGAACCCAGTCCACCATCGCAGCTGGTACTGTTGTCTCAACCATTGCTGGGGTCTCTGACTCCATCATGTCTGTATTGGACAGCATATCCCCGCTTGCCGAGTTGGCTGGTTTGTTCCTCGACAAACCACAGATGCCCGACGAATCCACCAGGATGTTCATTGCTCCTGCGACAAACTTTGTCGCGTCAGATGTCCGTGACCAAGCCTATTCTATGTCACTGTACAAGACTGCGTATCTTGGGACTGCATCCAACACTCTACCTGAGTCTTCTGATGTGTCCTGGCTAGCAATAGCCATGCGCCCTGCTCTACAGTTCACCGACTATATTGGCAACTCGTCACCGAACAACATTCGCGACCATGCGTCGCATCCAGTGTCCACCCCCTTTGGGTGGGCGATCAGTTCGCACTTGCTATGGCGTGGGAGTATCCGATTCCACATCAACTTCTACGCCAGCACTTTTGTCTCTGGTCGCATACTGATCGTGTACTCGCCTCCAACGTCATCTGCGGTCACCACTATTAACAACACCATCTCCAAGCTGGTCTCTATCAAAGGGGACACAACGGTTGAGTTCACAATCCCGTTTGTCTCCAAGACAGATTTCCAGCCACTTGGCGATCCCAACATTAGTGGCGACTTCTATGGCACTGGCGTTCTCACGTTCAGCGTCTACGGCACCATAACGTCCTCTGACAGCTCTACCGATGCTCTGATCGACTTTGCTGCCTGGTCAGCTGCTGCTCCAGATGCGCAGTTTGTCCAGCCCCTTTGTTCGGCCCAGTATCAGCTTGCCCCCGTTGCTTTTGAAGTGCGGAAGCAGGCTGACATCGTGCAAGCCTTCTCCAAGACGTTCCCACCATATGTGGATGGGTGTGAGTACTTGACGGACACAGGATATGTGGCAGCGGAAATCTCACGGTCCCCAATGGACGTGCTGAACCGGTATCAGATCTTTGGTGCTAATTTGGCTACGAATTCGCCCCTACCTGGCAATTACGTCCCACAATCTGGCACACTCGGCTTCCAGATCAGAACTGCATTTCTGTTCCAGCGCGGTGGGGTGAACTACAAGGTGTTCCCCAACCTGCCTACAGCAACAGACTACGTTGACCCAGCGAATGTTGCCGCCGCCAAATGGACAGTTGATCCCACTTGGCATTTCTACAACGGCATCTTCAACAACAACAATGCAACCGGCCTCCCGTATCTTACGGTTGGTCAGTCTGACTCTGAGATCGATCTCTCAGTGCCCTACACCAACATCTATCCGTTCATCTACACGATCCCGTCGGTGAACCCAAGCAACGTGCCCTCCCAGTTGATCGTAACGCCTCGCAGCAATCCGAACTCCTGGGACGTCGGCCCGCCTATCACTCCTGTCTACATTACCGGCATGGACGTATACACATGCGTCCGTGACGATTATATGATGGGATGGCTTCTTGCTCCAACGCCGCTCGCCGCAGCGTCAGGGCAGCCCCTCAAATCCGCCCCAAAGGCGGACAGTCCTTCTTCGTCGGCGCCCTACAGCGCAGACACCCAACCACAGTCTAAACAGCTGTTGATGACGGACTTCCTCACCACCTGAGGAGGTCCTCCTGGGGTACGACTCAGTTAAAGTCGTCCAATAATAGTTTTCTTTTCTCGTTTTCCTCGCGTTTTCTGAAAGCAATCCCTGCAACAATGTTTCCTCCGGAATTTTATCGAAGTGCTTTGTCACGTCGGCTTCCACATCCCACCCGGGCCTCGACCCGAGTACGGTGTGTTTAAGCTGATGGGAAAAAGACTTGTCTCCA